AAGAAGTTATTGAGAGTATCATTGGTTTTAAGTTAGAATTAAAAGACGATGCTATAGAGGAAGCTATGGAACTATTAAAGAGTAAGGGTTATAAAATAGTTAAAAATTAATCAATAAATAATATGGGGAAAATTTTAATAATAATTATTTGTTTATATGGACTATATAATCCATACATAGAGACTTATTGTGATTGTAATTCTTGTTGCAGTTGGGATAGGTATTCAGGGATAGAGGCTTATTGGAGATTTGATAAGATTAATCAATAAATAATATATGAAGTATCAAGAAAAGTGCGAATATAGGTATAAAATAGGTATAGTAAAGGTATAATTATACTTAAAAATTAACTATAAAAGAGTATGAAAAATAAAAATGATTTTACTACTATAACATTTGTTGTTGCCACAGTCATGACTATGGCATTAATGCAATATGTTTGGCCTTATTATAATTTAGCGTCTAAAAATGAAATAAGGGGTTTAAATGAGAAAATTGCATTATATCAAAATGAATATGATGAAAAATGTGAATGTGAAGAGTGTGCTGAAGTGATTGAGTGTGAAGAGTGTAATAATGATGTTGAGTATATTCCTTATGAAGATACGGGAAAACTAGAGCAATGCAATGATGATATGGGGTTAATTGAGTTGGCTTTAAATAATTGCAGAGATGAGAATAATAATTTAATGAAAAAAAATACAGATATACAGGATTATGCTGATGAAGTTTATGGGTTGTTAGAGGATTGTCTTGACAAATATCCCTGGTAATGTTATATTACTGTTGTAATGTTAGGTAAACTTGACAAAGTCTAATATATGTGATATAATGGTTATATAAGATAAAAACATATAACCATAAGGAGACTTAAAATGCAAGAAGTAATGGAAGTTTTAGGAATCAATGAAAGACAGTATCATGAATTAGTAAATGAAATGACAGAGTTTTTTTGGCAAAAACGTGGTAGAATGGAATTAACCACTGATAATATTTTAAAGTGTTTTTTAAATCTTTAATGTTTTACCTAATTTTACATAAGGGGTTGCAAATAGCGACCCTTTTTTATTTGTCTGAATAATTTTCATATGATATAATTATAGTATGGAGTTACTGAATTGTTAGTAAATTTGATAACTGTTTACATCCAACTTAAAACTGGGCAGCGTATTGAAAGTACGGCTTTATTGGTTCTCCTTTCTAGAGCGGTGTGGAGCAGTGGCAGCTCGTCTGACTCATAATCAGAAGGTCGTGGGTTCGAATCCCACCCCCGCAACCATTTTATTTTGTTTTTTTTATTTCTAATTACCTCCTGGGTGGAAAAGTGCTTAATCGGGTATAGGCGACCAACACCCAGTTAGAAAAAAACTAAGATATTTGTTTAGTTGCGACCCTTTTCAAGTGTCTTACTAGTGGATTAGCTGTAGTCCAGGGGTTTAATTGGAAATAATCTTCTCGCCACTATGTTTAAATTAAAAATAAAATCATATATCGTAAGCCTAAATTGTTAGGCTTTTTTTATATATGAAAGTACTTAACTTGTATTGTGGAATAGGGGGAAATAGAAAGCTATGGGGGAATAAACATGAAATAGTAGCTGTGGACAATAATCCAGTCTTATGTGATTTTTATGCAAATGAGTTTTAAAATGATTTAGTTTTAGAAGGAGATGCCCATGAATATCTAAGAGAGCATTATAAAGAGTTTGATTTTATATGGTCTAGCCCACCATGCCAAACACATAGCAGTTTTAGATATAATATATGTGTTAGATGTAGAGGCACTGAAGCCAAGTACCCAGATATGACTTTATATGAAGAGATATTGTTTTTGCAACACCATGCTGAATGCAAATGGGTTGTAGAGAATGTTAAACCTTATTATAAGCCTTTGATACCAGGAAAGTTAATACAAAGACATATGTTTTGGAGTAATTTCGACATACCAGACAAAGAATTTCCTAAAGACAATATTAGAACAGCATAAATACCAGACCTACAAAAAAAGTATGGCTTTAATTTAGATGGTTGGAATATTAAAAATAAAAGACAAATACTAAGAAATTGTGTTGAGCCTGAACTGGGTAAGCACGTATTAAATCAAATAAATGGAAATAAAACCGTATAGCAAAAATGCTAAGAAGCATCCCGAAAAGCAATTAAAGGAGTTAGCGGCAATAGTTGGGGAGGTAGGCTGGAGAGTCCCTTGTTTAGTTAATCAAGATGGTATTATTATAGCCGGGCATGGCAGGTGGGCTTGCTATTCAAAATATAAAGAAAAGTTTAATCTAAAAGAAATATGGATAATTAATGACTCTGGTGAGACTGTTATGGGAGAGCCCGAAAAAACACCAATGACTGAACAGCAAGAAAAGATGTATAGATTAGCTGACAATAAAGTAGCTGAAAGTGATTGGGATATGGGATTAGTAGTCCCTGAACTCAAGGAGTTGTCCGAGGAGATGGCTAACTTAACTGGCTTTGATATAAAGGATAGGCTAGATGATGTTTATACTAAAAAGGTAGTCCCTCCTACTTATGAGCCTAGTGGTGATGATTGGAATGTTAAGGACTTATATGATGATGAAAGAACTAGGAAATTTATAAAAGAAATTAAAGACTCAGATTTACCTGACAATGAAAAATCTTTTTTGATTAGCTCTGCACATCGCTTAACAGTGTTTGATTATGCTAAAATAGCTGATTATTATGCTAGAGGTGGTGAAGTGTTAAAAAGACTAATGGAACGGATGGCTTTAATTGTTATTGATTATGATGAAGCTATTGAATATGGTTATGTTAATTTATGCGATAAGATATTTGATAACTTAGACGATGAAATAAATGAGAAATAATGATTTTGCAATTTTTATATTAACCCATCATAGAGCTGATAGAGTTTATACTTATAAGGCTTTAAAAAGAACTAATTATAGTGGGAAAATATATATTATTATTGATGACACTGACCCTGAAATAGAAAAGTACAAAGAAAATTTTGGCAAAGACAATGTTATTATATTTAATAAAAAAGAAATCGCTAAAGAGTTTGATGTAATGGATAATTTTGATGATTATAGGGCTGTTGTATATGCCAGAAATGCTAGTTTTGGGATAGCCAAAGATTTAGGGATTAAATATTTTATGTTGTTAGATGATGATTATAGTGGTTTTTGGTATAGATATGACAAAGACTTAAACTTTATTAGTAAAAAAATTAAAAATTTAAATGGTGTATTAGACTTAATGTTAGATTATTATAAGAGTACTAATATTAAGAGCATTGCTATGGCACAGAGTGGTGATTTTATAGGTGGTGACAATGGCTTTTATAAGTCTCCTACTAGACTGAGAAAATGTATGAACTCTTTTATATGTAGTACTGAAAGACCTTTTAAGTTTATAGGTAGAATAAATGAAGATGTTAATACTTTTGTGAATAATGCTAAGTTTGGTGATTTATTTTTAACTATTCCATTTATTACAATAGACCAGAAGGAGACTCAGTCTAACGCTGGTGGACTAACTGAAATATATTTAAACTTAGGAACTTATGTGAAGAGTTTTTACACTGTAATGATATCTCCTTCCTCTGTTACTGTTGCCCCTATGGGATCTAAACATAAAAGAATACATCATAAAGTTAGTGGAAAAAATACTTACCCTAAGATTATAAATGAAAAGTATAAATAATTGACATATATATAAAAAGATAGATTAATATAATTGTAATAACAATATTAAACAATATGCCGTTCAAGAAGGGAGACAAAAACATCAATAAAAATGGGAGGCCAAGAGGCAGTGGGCTTAAATTAACCTCTTTATTAAAGAGTGAGCTAGAGAAAGTCCCTGAAGGACAAAAGAAAACATACTCTCAATTATTTATAAATAAGTTGTTGCAAAAGGGCTTGATTGAGGGTGATTTTAATACATTAAAGTTGATTATTAACTATGTTGATGGCCTGCCTAAAGGAGAAATAGACTTAAATAATAAGATAAGGTTATCTGTTGAGGATAGATATCATGCAGAGGAGGCTATTAAAGAATACTTAAATGACAATACAGGAAATACTACAGGGGGACAATAAGGCACAAAAGAAGGCATTATTTAGTTTTGATAAAAAGGATGATAATAATAAGGTGATATTTAAGTTTAATTTATGGATTAGATTTTTTTTGACTAAATACCTTGAGAGTAAAGACGCTCCTTTTCATAAAGAAATAGATTTAAATAATTTGAGAGTTTATCGAAATGAGATTAACTCATTTGCTGATATTGCCTTTAGAGGTGGCGCTAAAACCGCTAGAACTAAGTTATTTGTTGCTTATGTCATCTTAAATGATTTAGACCATTCCCGTAGATATTTTAAAATATTAAGTGCTGATGGTGTTAATAGTAAGCAAATTGTTACTGATATATATAATATACTTGTCATGCACGATATTAATGAGTTATATCCTGAAGTCTTTAAAAAGACTGACGCTAAACGTGAGGAAACTATGAGCTCATTTACTACAGCCACTGGTGTTAAGATAATCGCTGACACGGTTGGTACTGACCAGCGTGGGGCGTTACAAGAAGAGGCTAGACCTGATTTTATATGGTTTGAGGATTTTGAAAATAGAACTACTATAAGAAGTGCGGTTAAAACTATTGCTATTTGGGACAATATGGAAGAGGCTAGGACTTCTTTAAGTAAGACTGGCGGATGTGTTTATACCTGTAATTATATTTCAGAGGCTGGGAATGTTCATAAATTAGTTAATAAAAAGAGTGATAAGAATATTGTGTTAATTACCCCTATTATTGACAAAAAAGGCAATATCACATGGCCTGAAAGATACTCAAAGGCAGATATTGAGCAAATGAAGCAGGATGATGATGATTTTGAGGGGGAGAGGCTATGTGAGCCATCTGCTGGTAAGGATATAATGTTTGATAGACCTAGATTAGAGAAAATGGAAGTTTTACAGCCTATTAGAGAGTCTGGACAGTTTAAAATATTTAAAGAGTTTGACCCGAGCCACAGATATGGGAGCGGACATGATATTGGCAAAGGCGTTGGTTTGGATAGCAGCACCTCGGTTTTTATTGATTTTAGCACTATTCCTGCGAGAGTGGTTGGAACGTTTGCCAATAATCAGATTAAGCCGGAAACATTTGGCGATGAGATTAAAAGACAGCAGGATATTTTTGGCGGATGTATTGCTGGGGTTGAGAATAACTATGGAACTGAAGCTATATTAAGATTGAAGCAATTAAATGCCAATTTATACACAACCAAGAAAAATGATAAGCAAATAGCTGATAGACAGTCTACTGAATATGGTTGGAACACCAATGCTTTAACTAAACCTAAGATGTTATTTGCTTTAGTTAAGGCAGTAAATGATGGGCTATTAGAGTTAAGTGATGAAGCCTTAATTGCAGAGGCTAAGAGCTATACTAGGCATGATTTATTGGAAATTGTTAAAAACCCAAGATTGACAACTAGGCACTTTGATTTATTAATGGCATGTGCTATCTCGTGGCAAATGAAAGACTATGCTATAATAATAGATAAGGTAAAACCATACAAGCAAGAGGAGTTTGATATGGGTACAGAATACTATGGAAAATAAAATTAAGAAGCCTAAATTTCATATAGGGCAAGTAGTTATATTTAAGTTAATGATTGGACGAACTGACGGAGGAGTAGACGAAATGTATCATCAAGGCATTATTAAATGTGCTTATCTTAATGGTGAATGGTATTATACGATTGACGAGGGGGATGATTGGCACAGCTCTATAGTTGAAAAGGATATTATAAATTTATTTACAATGGACAAATAATATGTTGGAAAACAAGGAGCTAGTATCAAAATTGGTAAGGATAGCCTGTAAACAAATTGATGCTTGCGAAACATTTAAACAACCTCGCTATAAGGATTTTAAAAAGATTGAGGATATTTATTTAAACAAAAATCCTAAACAGCTTAAAAATAGGTTTAATTTGCCATTACCTATTCTTTCTGGTTTTGTGGATACTCTTAAAAGTAAGATTGATGATGCTCCTATTATTAATTATAAACCTAGTGAAGAGGCTGATTATAAGGCTGCTAAAAAGGTGCAGGCTGTTTGGGATAGAGAAAAGAGCGATGATTTAGGTATGTGGGAGTTTATTGATAGGCAAGTTAAGACTTTAGCTATTTTCCAAGGCAGAGGAACATATAAAATATATACAGATAATATTAATGGTTTTAAGAGCCATTTAGAGTTTGTTGATATGTATGATTTTATTTTTGAGCCTCAAGGTGGCGTTAAATTAGATAATCATATATTTACTGGGCAAAGTAATATCTTTAAAACTAAATATGAATTAATGCAAGGAATGAAAGATGGATATTATGACAGAGCTAGTGTTAGGAATTTAGTTTTGACTTATAGCGAAGATGCTAAGATGACAAAAGAGGTTAAAACTACTAATAATGATAAATATAATAGATTCAGAGCTTTAGGCTTAGACCCGGTTACAAATAATTATGTTGGGGATGTTGTAGTGAATTTAAATGAACACATTATGCGATATAATGGTGTTAACTATTACTTGTTATTTGATAAGGCTACTTTAAATTGTATAAGGTGCGAAAAATTAGTTGATATGATTGGTGATGATAGGACTCCTTATGTTAGTTGGGCTACTCATGAAGACCCTGGAAATTTTATGAGTAAGGCGGCTGTTGATGATATTTATCCTATTGCTGATGGAATGAAAACTATATTTAATCAAGCAATGGATAATATACAAAAGAGAAATTGGGGGCAGAGAGCTTATGACAGAACTATGTTCCCTAACCCTAAAGAACTTGAGTGGAAACCTGATGGCTTAGTTAGTGTTAATACTCAAGGGAAGGCACTCAGCTCTGGTGTTTATACTTTTGAAACTCCTGATAATACTCAAGTTACTGTAAATATGATTGAGTGGTTAGATAATTTATTAGGCAACAAATCTGGTATTACTGCAAGCGCACAAGGTGCCAGTGATAAGGATACTAAGGTTGGTGTATATTACGGAGATATGCAACAGGTTGCCGATAGATTGGGGTTATATAACAAATCATACAAAGAGGCTTGGGCTCAATTAGGCAAAAGGTTTGTTGGTGGTTGTAAGGATAATTTAACAGAGCCTTATGCTATTAAAATAATTGGTGATAATGGAGTTGAATGGGATGAGTTAAAGAATAATGAAATTACAGAATTTGATATTGATGTTAGCGGTGGTGGTGTTGAAATACAACTAAATGAGATAAAAAGAGTTAAGCAGGCAGAAGCTATATCAAGTATTATTAAAAACCCAGAGTTATTTATGAAAATTAACCCTAATTGGATTATTGAGAAAATATTGAGTGGAGCTGATTATGATGAAGAGGAAATCAAGAGAGCTGTTGATAACCAAAACCAGGGAAATCAGGAGTTAATGAGTGAAGCGGCTGAAAGTATTCAGGAAATATTAAAGGGCAAAATGCCTGAATTAAACAGAGGAGCCACCACTGGTTTTGTGCAAAAGATTAAAGACTTTGCTATTGATAAATTAGATAATGAAAAAGATATTGAAAAATATGAGATGATGATGAACTATGCTATGGCTCATTTACCAATAGTCCAGGAAAATATGAAAAAAAGAGCTATTGCAATGAGAGTTGCCAGAGCTGAACAAATGAACGCAGTACCTCAAATGGCTGGAGGGCTTGGGCAGATTAACGCTAGTGAAATGCCTGAAGCTATTCCTCAAGGCACTGAAGGTGGCACTGCTCAAAGGAGCCAAATGGCTACTAAAAATAACATGCCTATATGAACATAGATGGAAAATTAAAAAAAATCAAAGAGGAGTATACAGAAAAAGAAGACCAGGAAACAATAAGAGAATGGGAGCAAGAAGCAAAAATTAATAATGAGTTTATAAAATTACAGGACAATTTTGCTGTAAAAATATTGTTAAAGCAATTTAAAAACAGTATTGATAGTATAAACGAAAGATTAATGAATGATGAGAATTTATTAAACGAAGATGGCAGGTTATTGGTTAGAGAAAAAAGAGTGTATGAAGATATGATAAATAATTTCGCAGAAGCTAAAAAGAATAATGATTTATTAGAAAAAGAAATAAGCAGTAAACTATGATGGATATTAAATATACAAGAGAGGGGAAAGATATAACTAATAAGCAAATAATAATTAAGAAAATACCATTTTACAAAAGGTTATGGGTGATAATAAAGTGTTTTTTTAAATTTGCTTTTAAAAGAAAATACGATGTTTAATAAGCTAAAGAAAAATATCAAGGAGAATCATACAAAAAAGATTATAGAAAAAAACAGTTTAGAGGGTAAATTAATGGCTGAATTAAAAACTCAATATGAATTAAATCCGCCGACCCCGGAAAAACAAAAACAAATAAAAGATATGCATGAACAGTTTGAGAGAGAATTAAGTGCTATTGAGGATGAGTTATTTAAGCAGATGCGTGAATTAGAAATCATGTATATGCGTAGTGAGATTAAATTATTAAAGGATAGTATTATTAAAAATACATTTTAATTATTAAAATTTAAAATTATGGCTAAAGAAAAAAATGTTGAGGTTTATTCTCAAGAAGGTGAACTAGTTAGAGTTTACACAAAAGAAGAGGGCAAGAATCCTGCTAAATTAGCAGAAGAGTTTGCTAAGAAAAATGGATATAAGACAAGAGAGGTTGATGCAGAATAAAAATTAAAATAAACAAGGTGAGAGTCAACTCAATAAAATCGTTTTGCGGTTATAATTACGCTTATAATTAATTAATGCGAGTCAACGCAATAAAATCGTTAAGAATATGACTGAAGAGAAAAAAAATATTGATGATTTAACAGACGAGGAGTTTGATAAATTATCAGAAGAGGGCAAGATACAGCCCGAAGCAGAGGAAAATGAGGAAACCTCTAAACCTGATGAAAATCAGGAAAAAGATTCTCAAGAGGAGCAAGAAGATGAAAAAGTTGAAGAGGATGACGAAATTGAGGATGAAAAAGAAGAGGAAAAGACTGAAGCTCCTATAAGGACACCGCACATACCTTACTCTAAACATAAAAAAGAAAAAGAAAAATGGGGTGAGGTAAAAAATGCTCTTGAAGAAGAAAATACCGGGCTGAAAAAGACTGTTGAAGATTTACAAAATAAATTGGAAAAGTCTAAGGATGCTGAAGGTATGAATAAAGACATTGAAGAGTTTGCCGAAAAATCTAATTTAGACAAGGAAACTGTTATCGGTTTAGCTAATATCATCAAAAAACATAGTGGTATTGATGAGGAAACGTCTAAAAAAATGCAGGAGTTTGATGCTTTGCAGAATAAGTTAAAAGAGGAGTCTATGTTTGAAAGTGAATACGAGGATAATGTCGTGCCTAGCTTTGAAAACATAAATCCTGATGCTAGTAAAGCGCAGTTAAAAAAGGCTAAGGCTAAATTAACTGAATTAGCCTATGACCCAAAGTATATAAAAGTACCTCTTGCAATGATAGTAAGTCATTATAAAGATGAGTTTACTGAAATTTTAGGAGAAAAGGCTAAAAAGAAAACAATGGAAGGCTCTACTCGTAAAAAGGCAGTTGAAAATGAAATTGCTGATGAAGAGCTATCTGGAGAGGATTGGCAAAACATGACTGATGAAGAGTTTGACAAAAGGTCAGAGCGTTTAGCGGAAAAAAGTCCATCACAATTAGAAATAATTCGCAGAGGCGAAAAAATTAATTAACACATTCTATAATAATCGATATTTAGCTATATCATTGTTATAGGATATCAATGTTATGGCTAATAGCTTAAGTGCTTCATTCCCGGAATATTGGAGTCGAAGGATGCAGAGGCAGTACTATAAGTCTAAAGTTTTTAAAATGCTTGCCAAAATGGAAGAGCAAAAACTGCTTAAAAACGGAGACAAAGTACATAGACCTTATCGTTCTGATTTGACTTACAATAACATGGGTTCTGAAGGTAGTTATACACGTCAAGATGTTACTGACACTGACGAAAGTTTAACTATTGATGTTAAACCTGAAACTTCTTTCTACGTGCAAGAAGTGGATGAAATCCAGTCTAATTATAAAACCACAAACGAGTATGCTGATGACGCTGCTGACGTAATTGGCGACAAAATTGATGGTGATATATTGGGCGAATATGACCAAAAGTATTCAGGCAACCAAGTAGCTAACTATGAGTTGACTGCTTCTGGTACTGCTGGTGATGGTATTGGTTTTACTGCTAGTACCTCAAACATTTGGAAGGTATTTAGTATTGCCAACCAAAAACTTACAGCTTTGAATATTCCTTTACAGAATAGATGGGCTGTTATTTCACCAGAGTTTTATAGAACTCTTTGGGACTTCTTACAAGGTAAGGATACTAATTTAGGTGATACTGTTGGTACTAATGGGAAAATTGGTACTTATGCAGGAATGGAGTTATATCTAAGTAATAACCTAGGTTGGAGTGCTAGATTAGAATTTGGTACTAACCCAACTAACACTGATACGGTTACTATTAATGGAGTTACATTTACTTTTTTGGCTACTTTAGGAACTACTGCTGGTAATGTACATATTTGTTCTGACGCTGCTAATTCTTTAACCAACTTTGTTACTTTCTTGAACACTCCTGGTACTTCTATTGCAGAAGATACTAATGCTGGTGCAGTTGCTCTAAGTGCTGCTGACCAAGTTAAGATGAAAGGAATTGTTGCAACTGACGGAACTACTTACATGACTTTGAAAGCTGAAGGTAAGTCTTATGTTGCTGTTAGTGAGACATTAACTGCTGCTGCTGATACCTGGACTACAACTAAGCAAATCCAACACCAATTATTCGGTCAAGGTAAACCTACTGATTTAGTTATCCAAAAATATCCTAATCTAAGAATTAAGGATAGAGATGGGTATATCGGTAAGGACTTTGTTACATGGACTCTATATGGTTTAAAAACCTTCCGAGAAGGTACTAAAAAACTTGTGGATGTGCAAACTAGATCGGATCAATATTAGAACGGACTCCTATTGATTTAATTCAATGGGTATCTTATAATACAATTAGTTAATTATTAAAGACTAATTGTATGAAAAAAAAATGTGTCGTTTGTGACAAATTGTTCACAAAAAATCCTAATGTTTCTAAAAAACAATGGGAAAAATCTAAATATTGTAGCATTCAATGCTGTAATAGTGAGAAAGTAGGGTCTAAGCCACCCAAAACAGCTTTTAAAAAGGGTGATAAGCCCTGGAATAAGGGCAATCATGTAAAGTTAAATAATGCTCTTGATAAGTGGAGAGAGGCTGGGGGTGGAACAGGTGAAAAAAATCCTAGATGGAAAGGTGAAAAAGCTAAGTATTCTGCTATTCATATGTGGGTAAAACACCATAAAGGCAAGCCAGAGATATGCTTCAAATGTGGTAAAAAACATGATGGTAAAAAAGGCAGTGTTCATTGGGCTAATATAGACCATAAGTATAAGAGAAACTTAGATGATTATATTGCTTTGTGTCCAACTTGTCACAAACGACACGACCTAGACAATTGTCTAGTTAAACATTAAAAAACTTATGAATAAAGTAAATAAAAAGTTCATATCTTTAATGGTTGTTTTAAGCCTAGTATTCTCTTTAGGCATATTTGCAGTAGTTAATGCAATGATGTTTGAGGGTACTCCTGATGAAATGAAAGAAATGCTTAGCTGTGATTGTGAGGAAATGGTTGGCGGACAATTTCATACTAGATTAGAGGATTTTTCTGAAGGTATTTCAGTGGATGGTACAGTTGTAATTGATGGCGATGGGAACATTGATGCTCCTATCACATCAACTACAGGTACTTTCTCAAGCACATTAAGTGTAACTGGCGATACAACACTGTCTAGCGCTTTGGCTGTTAGTGGGGAAACTTCTGTTGAAGGCTTTACTGATGGTGCAGGTGCATTGCAAGTTGCTACTAGTTCAACTGATACTGGTTATTTAACACAAGCTCAGCTACTAGCTGATAACTATATTGAAATCATGGTTAACACAGGTGCAACTAAGACAATCACTTTGCCAGCTACAACAACATTGACAACATTGATTCCTAATGAAGGCGACCATAGAAATTGGATAATCCATAATGCTACATCTAGTACTATGGCTTTAACAATCGCCGCTGGAACAGGCATTGACCTTATTGGTGTAACAACTAATGACGATGTTATCGATGCAACAGAGTATTCAGAATTAGAATGTTGGAGACAACCAGGTGGTGGAGACGTTACTTGCAGAATTTCAGAATTATTACACGTAGATTAAAGATATTTATAGCTCATTATTAATTTAATGGGCTAGATAATATTATTAATTTAATTATAAAAGTATGGAATCTCTAAAAAAATTATTTATTATAGTAGTGGCGCTCCTATGTGTTGTCGGTAGTGTTCATGCTATAAACATGGAGTTAACTCCAGAAGAGGCTCAACAGTTTGTTAATTGTGAGGAAAAATTATCAGGAATGGATATTAATCTAATCGAGAATATGACAACTGCTAGTTCTACTGCTGGAAGTTCAAGCACGGAATTAGTTGCTGCTAATGCGGCTAGAAAATATCTAGCTATTGTTAATGATTCAGATGAAACAGTTTATATTAGTATCGGTGAAACTGCTGTCGTCGGAAAAGGCATTAGATTAAATGCTAATGGCGGTTCTTTTGAAATGGATAATAGTAATTTAAGTTTTAAAGCTGTGAATGGTATTTGCTCTAGTGGCGATAAAAATGTTACTTATCAAGAGGGTTATTAAACTAATTTAAACATATGAAATTAAAATTTAAACAATTTTTAATTGTACTATTGGTTATAGGGCTATTAAGTGGTGGATTTGCGCATGCTGAAATAAGGAATGTGTTATCTTCTTTTTTGCAATTATCCGATACACCAACCTCAATAACTGCTAACCAATGTGTTAAGGGTAATAGTGGCGGCACTGCTTTAGAGTTTGGTGCATGTGGCACTGTTACTGGCGATATAACAGTACAAAGTTTAACGGCTACATCTTCTTTGGTTAGTCAAGGCACTCTGTCAGTAGATGGTGCTAGCACTTTGACTGGTAATGTTACAGCTTATGGAACTTATACAGGATATAGTGTAGTTGCAACTTCAAGTCTTTCATCTCAAGGAACTTTAGCGGTGACCGGTAATAGCACTTTAACTGGAACTTTAACTGTTAATAGTGCCTCTACATTTAATCAACCTGCAACAGCAGGAGATTTAATAGCTACTTCTAGTCTAGATATTCCATCTGGTGCAGCTCCTACAGTAGATGCTGAAGGTGAAATAGCTATTGATACTACAGAAAATCAGTTTGTGGCTTATGGAGGCGCTAAAAGAGTAATAGACGAAGATGGTATTAGAAGTTTTTGCGTGCCAATAGCAAGTAGCACAGATATAGTGTCAGGTGATTATCTAGAATTATTAGAATTTCCTTATGCTTCTGTAACAGTGTTCTATCAATCATGTATAGCTCAAGATGGTACTAGCCAAGTTGTTAATTTAGCCGATACTAGTGGTACAAATAACATGACGTCTATTACTTGTGCTACAACTAAGGCTACTAGCACACCATCAAGTAATAATACTTTTACAGGTGGAGCTAGTGTGGCTGGTTCAGCTCCTGAAAATGTAAGGATAGAATTTGGCACTAATACTGGCAATGTAAGACGAATTAGTTATTGTGCTTATTATAGAATTAACGCTCAATAAATATGAATATACCTTGGTGGCAATTAATGTGGATAAGATTTATTAATTACGACAATATAAAGGAAATAAAGAATGATTGGGTTTGCGGAGATATAATAGTTTATTTGAAAAATGGTGGCATGAAATATTATGAGCATATGGGCTCACCTTATAGGAATAACTTAAGGAAAGATAATTTTTAAAAATATGATTAAAAAACTATTTTGCAAACACGAGTATAATACTATAAGCGGAGGTCGTTTGTGCGAAACAGGTGACGAAATTGATATTAGCGTTAATATATGTGGCAAGTGTGGCAAAGAAAAAAACAATTATTACATGTATTAATAAACAAAAAATATGAAAAATATTAAACATTTTTGGAAAGAAATATTAATAACTACAGGTCTTACAGTTATGTTTGGAGGTGGAATGATGATGGGGGGAGAGTCTTTTCTCGGTGGGGAGGCTGAAGATATAACACATATACAAGATACTGTGGCTACATCTCAAGCTACTTATTTTGCTGAGAATGGGAAGTACGAACATACTGCTTCTAGTACTTATAACTCTTTAGATTATTACTGTTATGAATATATGAACGCTATTAGCCAACCTGGTTATCAATTATTTATAGAAAAAGGTAGTGGCACTAGTACTGAAATCATGTCTACAGGTTATGGGCCAGAAGCAACTAGTAGAACATGGGAATGGAGACTTAAATATCAAGACGAATAATATGGATGATTTATATTTCGAACTCAAGGAGTATTTTGCTAAGAAAAATGATTATCTTAAGAACGAACAAATAGATTTAGATGATATGGTTAATGAAGTCATGCCTTTATTAGAGGACTTAGTTAAACATAAAATTATAAAAATATGTTAAAAAAATTAATATTAATAATAGGATTAGCTGTTTTATTCCCGCTATGTGATGCTAATGCTTTGAATACTAATACTACAAGTTTAACTAGAGCGGACAGTGAGCATTGGAGTATTGCTGATGCTTCTCAAACAGGCTTAGATTTAGCTGGAGATTATAGTATAGAAGCTTGGATAAAGTTAGATCAACTTCCATCTACACCTAATGATGGTATGGGAATAGTTGATAAAACGGTAGCTGGAGATGCTGGTTATAGATTTCAACTTGCTAATACTAATAAGTTAATGCTTACTATATGGGATGGCTCAGGTGGTTATGACAGAATAACAACAGATTCAGAAATATCACAAACCGCTACATGGATTCATGTTGCAGCCACCCAGGATGTTTCGGCTGGCTCTGGTGGAATGATTATTTATGTTAATGGTTCTGCGACCACTACAAGTTCTGCATCTGATACAGCTACAGGTTTAAGTGGCAACGCAGGAGCATTAGGTGTAGGAGCATTAACTGTTACTGGTGGTGCTCAAGATTTTTTCGATGGTGATATAGATGACGTAAGAATATGGGACGACATAAGAACAGCAGAAGAAATATCTGCTAACTACAATTGCAGACTGCAAGGAGATGAAGCCGGTTTAGTAGCTTACTGGAGATTTGATAATAATGGAAATGATGACACAAGTAATAGCAACAACCTAACCAATAACAATAGTGTTACTTTCCAAAGTGCATCTCTACCTTTTACGGATGATTGTAGTGGTGTGAATGGTAATAGTTACACTACAAGTTTGGAAGCCGATGATAGTGAGTATTGGAGCATAGCTGACGCTAGTCAAACAGGCCTAGATGGTACAGGAGATTTCGCTACAGGCTTTTGGGTTTATTATAATACATTGCCTCAATATAATGATGAAGGAGGTATAGTCGGTTTAGTGGGAAAGTTCGATGGTGATAATGATGCTGATAGTAGAAATGGATGGAGATTAAGGTCTGTTCAAGGGAATTTAAGGGTTGAATACTCAGACCAAATAGCGAATGGAACAGTTTTTATATATAACAATGTATTTACTGCTACAAGTACTTGGTACCATATTTATACTTCTGTAGATGTATCTGCTCAAGATATTAGGACAGTAATAAATGGTTCTGGTGTAAATCCTAGTAGTATTAGTAAAGTTAGCACTGCTATTGGAGCTAATTCTGCTCCATTTTCCATAGGTTGCTTAAATGCGGATACTACGCCTGACAGATTTGTTGATGGATATATTGATGACGTGAGAGTTTATAATACTTTTTTAGCAACAAGCACAATGCAAGCTGACTATAATTGTAGATTAGATGGTGATGAAGCTAATTTAGTTGGTTACTGGACTTTCGATAATAATGGTAATGGACAAACAAGTAATGCTAATAATCTAACTAATAATAATTCAGCTACTTTTCAATCAGCTAGTTTGCCTTATACAGATATTTGCTCAGCTGCTGGTGTTGTAGCAGGTTATTTCAATAGTTGTGTAATTAATTTATAAATATGTTATAAAAACTTAAACAAATTATAGTGATGACTGTGATAGTCGGAGTCGCTATTGGCTCAATATCTTATGCGGTTGTTTTAAAGCCTGATACTTATTATGCCTTTATATTAGATAACAATGAAACTTCAACACAAGGTGGTCAAATAAGATTAGAATTTTATGAGCATACCGATAAAGACTAATTAATAAATAAATATATGGATAAAAATTATCTACAATCTACAACAATTCAATCAGCTATTGTAATGATGTTGGTTTTAATCAGTCAAGTTGCAAAAGTTGATTTAGATGAAGGAATTATTACAGAATTAGTGCAAGCTGTTATTGGTTTAATATCTGTATGTGGAGTTATCTATGGCAGAATTAAAGCAACACATAAACTAGGATGGAAAAAGTAAACAAAATTACAGCACAGACATTGGTGCCTATCGGATTATTATTTACTATATGCGGAGTTGTTTGGCTGGCGTCAAGATTAGATTCGAGGGTTACTATGAACACTGGTAGAGTTGAGGCTGTTGAAAAGATGCAAAAAGAATCTCCATCGAGAACAGAGTTTAATATTTTAGTTGACGATGTAAAGGAAATTAAACAAGATACAAAAACAGTAATTGAGCAACTGATGCGACATAATTAGTTATACTATCTAGTTGTCAATAAGGACTAGACGGTTAACAATTTAGGCGGTTAGGAAAAAAAGACAGTATATTTTTACAACTTTTTGCCAACCGCCATGACCTTTTAACAATTAATATAAAGGAGAGGGGATGAATAAATATATTTATTTGCTTAGCATGAAGTTGTTCAGATGTATGAGTTTTATAGCAAATACCGCTGTTATATCAATAAGGATTTTATTCATTTTTTGGCTAGCATTAGCACTTTTTATAATACTAAAAGTTGATAAGGGGTAATTATGGAAAAAGAAAAATGGGGGGGATAATCCATGAGCATTAAAGAGGCTATCAGGAATAGATTAATGGAAGTACATAAGCAATGTGGTATTAATTATCAAGAGTATTCAAATGATTGGCAAGAGTATGTCGAAGATATGACATGGAAATCTATGTGTGCGGTGGTTGCGGCAAAAGGTGTTAGTTTAAATGAAGCTATGCAAATTATATTACCATAACCTCTACGGGCTAATAAAAAAGTTAGCCCAATTCATTAATTAAGACATTATATATGAGTAAAAAATATGATGATGACTATTTTATTATCACAACTGCATTATTCGGATTCGTTATCGGTTTTATTGCCGGGATTATTTTGGCTCTAAAATATGTATAATTTTATTTATTTATAATTTTTAAATTTATGAATTTCAAAAATAAAGTATTATTTAAAATCAATGAAAAACTTCCGTGGGTTTACACCCAGTTGGTTAAGGTTGGCCTGCAGTGGAACGATGGCGTTAATGAGAAAAGTGAAAATGAAACTTTTGACAAGGATTGGAAAAGAAAAGAGGGCGAACTTGTCGGCGGAGAATTTGAGCCTAAAGATTATCAATCAGACGGGCAATGGTTGGGCTTTGTATATGACGAAGAGGAGCAAAAACAAAATGGAGTTGAAACTATGAGCTGTGCTTCGCAGGCTCCAGTTAATGGCATAGAAGTTTTAGAGTTTAGGAAATGGAATAAAAAACCGCAATATTCAAAAAGATTTGTTGCTATGGGTAGTGGCACTACTTACCGTGGAAATACCCCTACTGCAACTATGGATTTTATAAGAACAAAAGGAATGTGCAGTGAAGGTGCTTGGGGTTGGGGTAATGTTAAAAGTTGGAAAGATTTTTATAAAAAACCACCTCAACAGGTGTGGGATTGGGCTGCAGATTGGGTAAGAAGATATGTATTTAGTTATGAAAGATTGGTTTATTCTTATACTCATGTATTGCTTAAGAATTTAAAAAGGAGTCCTTTGCCTGTGGCTGTTGATGCTTGGCACAAAGATAGAAATGGTAAATATTATCGGGTTAGCTCTAGGTCTAACCACTTTTGTTTACTGGTTGGCTACAAGCTAGATGACTATTGGTTAGTATTGGATAGTTACCCCCCTTTTATTAAAAAATTAAGATGGGATTATAGATTTGATTACACGAGGGTGATGTATTTAAGACATAGAGATGAAAAATTTAACACAGAGGCGTTAGTACAGAAAAAAAGAGATGGGGTCGAATATTTTTTACATGTTGATGATAGAGGTAAATTTTATAAAATTACAGACGACTTTGAATTAGTACACATTGAAAAAGAAGAGTTGGAAAAAGAACTAAAGGAAAGATTGGGCAAGGATTTTAAAATGAGAGATGACTTTATTAGATATTTAGCTGATGTGGTTAAGATATTACAACCAATAAATGCAAAAGACTTTAATAAATTAATTAAAAAATAATATGAATGGAGCTGCGTTAAAAACATTTTTCTTAGGCTTAATAGATGAAGAGGATATCGATAGTACGTTGTTTTACCAACTTTTAAATGTTGCTAAAAATAGAAGAGAAGCCGAAAGGGATTATATGTATCTAAGAACTAAGGATACATCTCAAACTTCTAGTCCGGGTGATTCTTATACTACAATGAAAGATTTACCAAGTGATTTTAGAAAAATGCTAAGGGTTTTTGTTGGCGATACAGAGCATTATGGAGTCGGTTTTGAAGACCAAATTTTATATGAAGACGGTGCTCAAAAATATTATTTAGATATGGCTAATGACCAATTTGCTATAATTGGACAACCTGCATCTACTGAAACAATAACTCAATTCTATGTCAAAACTACTGATGATATCACTAGCACAACTTCTCCTCTTTTTCCTAGTCGTTTTCATCCTATTTTGGCATATGACGTTGCTGGATATTATACTATGGGCATTGATGCTGATAATATTTATGCTCGTATGAGTCCAGAACATAAAATGGCGGCAGAATTATTGCTTGATGCTATGATTAAATGGGATGATGATTTAGCTTTAGCTAGCCAAAATTATTCTGCTACTCCTTTTTTGCATGAAGGTGAAAACAGAAAAGATTCAATTAATATGTATGATTAATAATTATGTTAGAAAAAATATTTGAAAATTTTAACAGAGGATTAATTACCAGAGTAGAGGCTAAGAGTATTGGCGATGGCTCTGCTAGTGATATTCTTAATTGGTTGCCTTTGGGTGATAAGATTGAATTACGAAGAGGTATGCTTTTGATTGGAAGTGAACAGACTGGTTCTGGAAAAGTTACTGGCTTGCATACCACTAGAACAGTAAACAATGTTGAGATAACTTATAGGACTAGAGGGAAAAAAATAGAATATTATGACACTACTACAGAGGATTGGATTGAGGTTGGAACTAACCAGCTTGGGGATGATGCTGATGGCGAAGATGTGAGTTTTACTGATTATACTACTAATCATGGTTATCAAATGTGGTTGTGTTCTCCTAATAGCTCTTTGTATAAGATAATGACTGCAAATCCTGGAAGTATTACAGATATGTATAACAGTACTAAAAATTATAAGGGGAAAATACAAATAATTTTGAATAGGATGTTTTTGTGGAATAGAAATAAAGATAAGGCGGCGGTTTATGGTTCTCATATAGATGAATTAAATAATACTACTGTTACTGCTGAAAATGTTGGCACTGGCGATGGAACTACTAAAACCTTTTCAGAGACTTTAGATTTTAAGGCTGGCGGTTCTAGACGTACTTGTTTTGGCATTACTGCCACAGATGGGACTGAAACTTTTACAGATAATTATGATGGCACTTTAACTGGCAGTCTAGGCGGTAGTGGTACAATTAACTATACTACTGGGGCTATTAGTTTAACATTTAATACAGCTCCGGCTAATTTACAGGCAATTACTAGTGATTATCAATGGGAAGACTCAACTGATGGTGGCGTTGCTGATTTTAGTTTTAGTGCTACCAGATTAGCTGGCGAGGGTATTTTGTTCAGGCAAGATGTTGGGGGAAATATGCAAAACATATTCACTTATGCTGATATTCAATATTGTATCCATCAATTTAAGACTTGGCGTTTAAATATAACAGTTGATGATACTGATGCTACCAATAGAGTGTATAGGGAGTTGGCTGGCATTCCTAATTGGAGAGCGGCTATTGCTACTGGCGATGGTGTATATTTTATTGATGATTCAGATATTAGCGACCCTAGATTTAGGGTTTTACAAGTTGAGGCTGGCGGAGAGTCTGTAATACCTGTAGACATTAGTGTCAATTTAGATTTAGGGGATTATAGATTTGACCAGGGAGCTGTTTGCGAGTTTAGCGATTATTTAATATTTGCTTGTCGAACAACTTCTAATACAATTAATGATAGGTTATTTGTGTATAATAAAGTTTGGAAAAATTACACTATATTAGATTATCGAGTTAATTGTTTTGCTGTGAATAATGGCGAGTTATGGGCTGGTGATAGTGGCACAGACAATGTATATAAATTATTTAGTGGCGTTGACGATGATGACTCAAATGTTGACAACTTGTTTACAAGTGATTTAGGAAACCTTGATGCTGAAAGATTAAAAAAGGTTAAAAGATTAATTTTACAGGGTGAAATACAAGTTGACCAAAGTTATGATGTTTACTTGAGTTTTGACAATAGCACTTTTATTAATGTTGGTACTGTTGATGGTGATGGTAGTTATGTAGATAAATCTAATCCTGTTACTGTTGGAACAAACACTGTTGGAACAAAAACAGTCGGTGGTGGAGATGTTTTGACTGCATATAATTATGAAAAAGAGATTAAAATAAGGACAGATAAATTTGAAAAAGTAAAGATTAAATTTGTTGCTACTAAATTGGGTTATGTAAGTATTAGTAAAATTAATTATAAAGATATACGTTTGAAGGAACAAAGAGTTGCTTCAAAATATCGTTAACTAAAAAATATGAAAAAAATCATTTCTTTATGCTTATTCCTATTAATTATTACAATGCCTGTGAGTGCTAGTTTTCTATATGAATATGGGAGTTTTGACGAAAGAGCTCAAATGGCTGTAGATTATGGGATAGTAAATAATATTTCAGAGTATATTGGCAGTTATGAGCAGAATATTAAATTATTAAATGCGCTTGACCATGCTGGTGAAGCCAACGAAATGGTTGGCGGTGCTAGCGGTGAATCTGAATTACCATTATTAGTGGCTAACTTTGAAACTTCTCTTGCTTCTAAAATAACGTCGGATGCTACGACTTTAACTTTAGTAAGTGCTACTACTGACGCAGGCAACTCATTATCTGGTTGGTATGGTTTAACTATTGATGTTGGTAATTCTAACCAAGAATATGTTATCGGAAATTGCAGTGGAGTTACTTGCTCTTCATTAATAAGAGGTATTTCAACAGACAATGGCGTATCAACTTCTACAGATTGGCAGTATTCTCATAGACGTGGTGCTGCGGTTCAGATGACAGACCACCCTAATTTAGTAATTATTACTAATATTTTAAATGGCATAGATGGAATACCTGATATTTTATATTATGATGATTCAAATACGTTCACCTCTGCTAAACAGTTAATTGATAAAAATTATGCTGATAGTATAGCTAATCAGGGGGCGGCTACATCTTCTGACACAGTTGCTGGCATTGCTGAAAGAGCCACAGCGGCTGAACAAGCGGCTAATACTAATTATGGCACTGACAGGCCTCTTTATTTAGGTGCTAAATACGCTAGTAGTACTAGTGCTAATAATTATGCCATTATAGCAGATAGTAGCGGTGAGTTAGACCCTAGCTGGATAAGTGATAATAATTATACGTTTTCAGGTGATAATAGTTTTACAGGCTCTACAACTATATCTGATTTAATATATGGTGGGACAAGTATAACTTCTAATGGTGCAGAATTGAACAAATTAGATGGAGCTTCTACTACTGTTACATCTACAAACTTGAATACATTAACTGCTGGGACAGGCTCTAACGCTGATGATTTACACAAACACAATCCTATAGTTATGAATAGTAGAATGATGGCACAGGGTTGGAGAATAATAAATATAGAGGGCGACCAACGTCAAGATATAGATGCTGCGGCTACGGAAGTATGGGATGGTACGGCGGTTTCAGGTGGCTCATTAAAATTTGATTATGATGTGTTGGGAGCAGTAGCTGATGACGAGGTTGGAGATGGTACTGCTTTAGGAGCTGATTGGCCGTCATATATAGATGAAGATGGCAACGCACATGATTGGGGCAATGAAAGTATAATAGAATTTCAAGCGTTCCAAAGCAATGGCGGTGATAGCGATATATTCTTTGGGTTAGGTGGCAATGGAGCTGCTGATGTTACTAGCGGTGCAGTAGCGGCTGATGCTACATTAACTGATAGACATGCAGGCTTTTTCTTAGTAGACGGAACTACTTTATACGCTTCCAATGCTGATAATGTTACACAAACAAAAACTGATGTTACTGGCTCATATGACTTAGATAAAAGGCATTCTTATAGAATATGGGTGCAAGGTGGAACAAGAATTAGATTTTATATAGATAATACTTTAGTTGCCACACATACAACTAATTTGCCATCAAGTGATACACATAGCTTAATAAGATTCGGTGCGGAATCACAGAATGTTGCTGCTACCACTAATTTATTTATTTATACACCTATTATATTTGCTCAAAAGGACTAAATAATTAACATATAAAAATATGGCTTTAAGCATGGATGAAGTAAACAAAAAATATGGCATCTTGGGCAGTGGTAGTTCTCCTACTAATAGGTCTGATTTAGCAGATAAATCTAGTCTAGATCCAAGATATCAAACTGGGGGCGATGCGCCAGATGGTGGCGCTAAAAGCTCTCCAGCTAACTTATTGGCGGCGGAAAAAGCGGCGGCTGAAAGACGAAAAGTTACTGGTGTTGGCAAAGAAGGTAGCCTAGATTTAACTACTGATGTTGATACTGGAGTTGGCAGGTATACTGAAAAAGAAGACCCTGTCGCTCAAATGGATAAAACAGAAGAGGAAATCAAAGAAGAGATGGCTAAAAAGGCTCAAAAAGCTATTGATGCTATTAATGAAGAGTATGCTATATCACTTGAGAAAGAAGAGGTAAGGGGCGAGGGTAGAATGGGGCAGACTAGAGCTATGGCTTCTAGAGCTGGGTTAATGGGTGCTCCTATGGGTGCTAGTCAATTAGCTAAGACTGAAGCATTTAATGTTCAAGAAGAGGAAAGAATAGCGGCTGAAAGACGAAATGAGATTTTAAAAGTCAGAGAAGCATATGATCAACGTGCCGAGGAAAAACTTGCGGCTGAAAGAGAGTATGCTTTTAAGACTAGGGAAATACAAGAACAGGAAAGAGCTGAATACATAGAGAGAGGTATACAATTAATGTCTGATTTAGCTAAGACTGGTGAAAGTTGGGAAAATGTTGACCAGGATATCAGAGATGAAATTTTGACTAATACTGGAATGAGTCCTTTGGCGGCTAGATTGAATTATAATGCTAGATTAGATAAGGATAAGCAAGTTGATTTGCAATATGAACAATTATCAGATGGCTCTTATATGTTTTGGGGACAAGACCCACAAACCGGTGAGCTTGTTCAATATAAATATGAGTATGAAGTGCCGGAAGGTGAGGAATTAAAAATTATTGATAATGTTCCATATTTTATATCTAAAAACGAAGATGGTGAAACAATTTTGAAACCTGCAGAAGGTTATGTCGAAGACCCTATTGAAAAATATAAAAGGGAATTAGAAGCTGAAGAGGCTGAACTCGGATTGTATGGCAAAACTCAAGAATTGGCTAAAAGTGCTTTAGAAATTGAAAGAGAGAAGGCCACAATGGGATTAGATATACAAGAACAAAAACTAGAGATAGATAAATTGTATAAAGAAATCCAAGAAATTGGTAAAACTGACCCAATTGAGGCTGCTATGAAGTATGAGCAACTGAAACAATTGCAGGCTAAAAACGCTGCTTCTCAGAAAGAGCTAGATGATATTAGCTTACAACAGGATAATGAACTTGAATATGCTGAGACAAAACTAGGAGAAATTGATGATATTCTTAACCACTCAGGATTTAGTGATGCTATAGGAACGTTCCCTCTAGGTAGAATAAGTTTTGATGAATGGTTTACTGCCGATAAGGCTAATTTTATTGCGGCGATTGATCTATTATTATCAGAGGAGACTATGGACACATTATTGCAATTAAAGAACAGAGGTGGAACACTCGGCGCTTTGTCTGATGCTGAATTACAAATGCTTAAATCTGCTGCAAGCAAGTTTGGAAGTGAAAGTGTAAGGGTTAAAGATGATGATGGTAATACAGTTGGATTTAGAATGAGTGAAAATGATGCTAAAAAAGAATTGCAACGAATCAGGAACCAACACCAAAAATTGGTTGACCATATAAAAGAATTAAAAGCAAAAGAAGTTAAAGGCTTGTATGATGATTTTTATGGAGAGGAAACAGAAATTGATGATGCGGATGCTAGCATTTTTTATGAATAATTAAAATATAAATTATATGGCTAAAGTAGTTAAAACAAATTATCTAAATAAATATGGCAACATTACTGGATATGGTTCTAAATATTGGAAGCCTGGGCTTGATGTTGATTTAAAAATAGGCGACCCTGTCACAACTCCTAAAGCTGGTAAGGTTGTTATTGCTGGAGAAAAGGGTGGTTTTGGTAATCAAGTTGCGGTCGAAGATGAAAGAGGTAATGTTATTATGTTGTCTCATTTAGACAAAATAAATGCTAAGGTTGGGCAAATTTTAAAGGCTGGTGAATTTGTTGGAGAGGGTGGAAATACTGGGACTACATATTCTCCTGGTGGTGGCGATGGTTCTCATGTTGATATAACTGTTAAGAAAAAAGATGGCAGTTTTTTAACCCCTGAGCAAGTTGAGACTTATGTTAAATATGAGCCTAAAGAAAATGTAAAACCGAAAATAGACATAATGAGCATGAGAAATTTAAATGAGAAAATTGAGACTTTAAGAAAAAAGGGTAAATCTGATACATATATATTAAATACAATGGCGAAGGTTGACCCTAATTTTGCAAAAAAAGTTGAAGCTGGAAGGAAAATAATTGAGAAGGGAAATAGAGATAATTTGCAAAATGATAGAGACTTATTAAATTACATTAATAAGGTTGTTACAGGTAAAACATTGACCGTTCCTAGCATGCCTACAAGACAACAGCATGACGAAGATTTTGCTGGTATGCGTAAAAATATTGAAGAGTTAAAAGAAATTGAGGAAAAAGAAAAAGAGGAAAGACCTAGTTTTACTGAAAGAATTAAAGGAGTTGGTGAACAAATCAAAGAAGGTTTTGGTAGACAAATGGAATCTACTAAAAAATTTTTAGGTAGAGTCGGGGAGTCTGTTGGGGCGGAAGCTGTGGGCGACCAAACCAAACTAGAAACTGGAGCTCAAATTATGGGTGAAAGTGCTTTGGCTTTAGGTTCTTCTTTTGGGAATGTTTTAGAAACTATTGTTAAATCTGCAAATGAATTAAGTGGCGATAGGTTGGGTGAAGCTGTAGAGCCTTTAAAACCTGGGTTAGAAGAGTTAAAAGAAGATGTTTCATATATAGTACAAGAGGGACCAAAAAATGTTCTAGAAAATATTAGACAAGAAGACCCAGAAAAAGCTGAACAAGTTGAACAATTTTTTACTAACCCTAGAACTCAAAGAAATTTAAGGGTTTTGCTAGGCATGGCTGAAATGTTTGGTTTTAGTAAAGCTAAACCTGCAGTTGAAGCTGGCGAAAGAGCTGTTGTTACTGGGGTTAAAGAAGGAGTTAAGGCTGGCGTAAAAACTGTTGATGATTTTGAAGTATGGATGGCGAAACAAGTTAAAGATAGAGGTTTGGGAAAAAACGCTGGATTAGTGGATGACATTACTCCTACTCCTAAACCAGCTGGGGCTGCTGGTGAAGCTACAACTCCATCTAAAATTGCTGGTAAAGTTACAACTCCATCTAAAATTGCTGATGAATTATTTCCTAGAACTGCGGAAGCTGCTAAAACTGCTCCAGAGGTTACTTTCACACAAAAATTAGTTGGCATGACACCATCTAATAAAAGACGAATAACAGAAAATCCTGATGACTTTATTGAATATTTAGATGTTGCTAAGGCTAGAGAAAAAAATGACCTTTTGGATAGTGCTATGACTCATGCCAGTAATAAAGTTACTGAAGTAAAAAATATTTTAAATCAAAAATTGAATGATACTGGCAGTGAATTGGGTAAATTTAGACAGAAACTTGCCACTGTCAAGGCTCCAATTGATGATATTCAGAAGGTTATAGATAAATTTGATGCTGAATTAGCTAAAAAGGGTATGAAAGTCGATGGACTGGGTAAACTAATTGTCTCTAAGGGACGTGAAACTTCTTTAACTGAAAGAGATATTAAAGCATTAACTACTATTAGAAATGATTTAATTAAACTAAAGGGCGACCCTACTTTACAAAGAATAATGGACAATAGAATAAAGATTGATAAAAATATTAACTTTGCTAAAGAAGCTAAAGAAGTATCAAGTGAGGTTGACCCTATTTCAAGAGCTGTAAGGTTTGAATTAAAATCAATTAATGAAACCATTATAGGAAAATCAGAGGCGGCTAAATTAGCTAAATACAGTGCTTTAAATGATTTATTATATGATTTGAACAAATTGACTAGTAAGGGTGCTAATAACGAATTCTTATTAAAGAGGGTATTAACTGAAAGGAGCCGGTTACCTAAAGAGACATTGGCGGCTATTAAAGAGGAAACGGGGATTGATTTGATGAATGATGCTGTATTTGCTCAATTAGTCACAGAATTGGTTGGCGGTGCTGATGTTAAATCTGGATTTAGAAAGGAAATAAAGAAGGCCGGGGTTGATGTTGTATCTATGTTAAATCCTAAAGTTAATGTATTACAATCACTTGCCGGAACTGCTGCTGAAATATTCATTAAAGCTGAAAAAGAATATATAAGAGCTGCTCAACAGGGTGCTAAGAAAAATATATTCGAAAAAGCAGAAGATGGAATAAAAGATATTCCAGAAACTCTTAAAAAGGCTATTAAATCAGAAGAAGGATTTTTTGTTATACCTGACGTGCCTGATAACTTAATTAATACTGCTAAAAAATATAAAAATGTTGATGAATTTATTAATGGTGTTAAAAAAGCAGACTTAGAAAACTCTATGGCTCATAGGCCTAACAAAAGTGGACATGGCTTCAATATAGATTCTAATGGTAATGCTCCTGATTTTTATACAAATCCAGAATATTTTGGGAGTATGAATAATAATACATATAAAGAATCTGTTATTGCACTAATGAATATTAAAAACAATCCTAATGCTGAAATCACTATATATAGAGCCACTCCTAAGGGTGAACTTAGATATGGTGATTGGATTACATTATCTAAAGATTATGCAAAACAAGAGGCTTCTACAGAAGGTGTGCCAATAATAGCTGTAAAGGTAAAAGCTAAAGATATACAATTTGCTGGCGATGATATTAATGAGTTTGGATATTTTCCCACAGATGAAACATTAAGAGAAATATTTAATAAGTCGCGTTAATTAATTAACCTATAAAAACTATGTCTAGATATTCAGAGGAGACTAAAAAAATCCTTAATAAAACAGTAGAAAGCCAGGGCAGAATGACTGGTGCTGGTACAGTTATTACAGCTGGTGATAAAGCCTTAATGGCTAAATGGTTAAAACCTGTTGCCAGAAGTAAGATTGTGCAAGAGGCTATGAAAACTAAACATGTACCGCAAGCATTAAAGGCTTTAAGGACTTTTGGTAAAACTGGTTTTAATACTAGTGCTAAAGGGTTTTCTATAATTAAACCTATGCTTAAAGTTGGTGCTGTGGCCGGTGCTAGTGCTTTAGCTGGTATTCAAGTATATGGAGCGGTAAAAGCTAATAAAGAGGCTAGACAGGCAATCAGGGGGCAGAAAGAGGGTGATAAGAGTAGATATGACACTAATAAACAGGCAATTGCCAAAATTAGAAGTATGGACAAAGATGACCCTAAAAGAAAAAGACTAATGAAAAGCATGGGTGTTAGGTATAAATAACATTTACTTGATGTTAGGAAAAAGATATTAAACCATAAAAAGTTTTCCACCAAAAACACATGTTATCCACATAGAGGTTGATTAATTTTTTTAGTTGATTTATAATAATAATAGTTGATTTGAAAACGGAATCCTAAAATGTCTAAAAAACAACAAGAAAAAGAAACTCTTAATTTGTACGCAATCGGTAATACGATTGGCAGTTCTTGTTGGCTGTTAGACACGTATAAGTTAAGAGTTTTTTTATTATTAAATAAACATATATGAAAAATAAGTATTTAAATAGATACACATTAGAAGAGCTAAAAAACACAAATGACACCACAATGAAATATATTTTAAACAATCCTAATTGTACTATGGATGATGTTAGAGTTGCTCATAAATGGTATTTAGAAAATTCTAAATCTGAAAAAAAATATAATAAAAAATTTTCAAGGTTTAAAAAACATTTTGAAATGCAGTTAGAGGTGTATAAAACAAGAATAAATGAAAAATGAGAACTTTATAACAATCCAAGGATGGATGATAAATGAACTCAACTTAAAAGGTAATGAGTTACTTTTATATGCCATAATATATGGCTTCTCGCAAGACGGTGAGTGTGAATATCATGGCAGTATAAGTTACATAATGAAATCTCTTAAAGCATCAAGACCAAATGTTGTGTTTATAATCAAGAATTTAATAGACAAAAAACTTATAAAAAGAACAAAAGAAAGTCACTATATAGCTAGTAAAGAAAGTTTACTACCCTGGTTAACAAAGTTAACTAGTGCTAGTAAAGAAAGTTTACCATTAGGTAGTAAAGAAAGTTTACCATTAGGTAGTAAAGAAAGTTTACCCAATAATTATAATACTAATTATAATACTAATTATACAAAAAAAATTAAAAAATCTTATAAAGATGGAGATAGAATTAATTTAAAGGATGGGACAGTAGCAGTTATGTATTTTGGAACATGGGTTGATAGTGTCTCAAGAATTAAATTAGATTTAAGACATTATAAAGAATTAAGATAATATGCTAACTAAACGGAACATAGAGAAAAAATATGGCAGGCTCACTTTAATAGGTGAGAGTTTTATAAAGGGTAAAAATAGTTATTATAAATGCAGATGTGAGTGTGGAGTAATAAAAAATATTCGTTTTTATGATTTAAAGAATGGTATCACAAAAAGTTGCGGATGTTTCAATGATGAGAAGTTATTAAAACATGGTTTTGCGGGAACGAAATTTTATCAAACATGGCTGGGTATGTGTCATAGATGTAATAATAAAAAAAGCATAAGTTATAGAAATTATGGAGTACGTGGGATAAAAGTCTGTAAAAGATGGATGAATTTTGAGAATTTTAAAGAGGATATGTATACTACTTATTTGAAACATGTAAAAAAACATGGAGAGAAAGACACTCAAATTGAAAGAGAAAACAACAATGGCAATTATTGCAATGAAAATTGTTCGTGGAAAACAAGAAAAGAAAATAATAGAAATAAAAGAACTAATAAAATGATAACCTATAAAGGGTGAACGCAATGCTTGAAAGACTGGTCTATTGAGTTAAATATTAAATATAGTTGTTTAATGTCTAGGCTTCGTAGAGGTTGGTCTGTCAAAAGAGCCTTTGAGATTAATCGCAATTTGAAATAATTATGTATAAAGATTTAACACCTAGTGAAACAAAAAGACGAGTTAATATGCTTAAAGGTAGTATTAGAGGTATTAAGAGCTATATAAGTAAAACTAATACCCCTAAAAAGTTTATGACTGATAAATTATATGCTTATCAGCAGGAGCTTCATGAAATAAAACAAAAGAATAATTTTATATATATTAGTGATGAATATTTTAAATAACAAACATTATGGAATTAAAAATTAAAGGCTATGACTCATTATTAACCCATAAACATAATTTTGAGGTTGTAGAATTAAACAATGTGTATTGGGAGTTTACTTTAACTAGAACTCTAAAAAAAGGGGATGACATATTTATAAATGATAAAAAGGTTGCATTAGATTATTTAGACACTTTTGATTTAGCTAAAAGTAGTATAATTTTTTCTATTAATTATGCTTTAAAGGATTTAAATATACATAGTTGTATTGAAAAAAAGGAAAATAAACTTATTATAAGAACAGACAAAGAAGTAGAGTTTACTGAAACTATAGCTTGGGCTGATTGTGGATTTAAAAAGAAAAAGAATTATAAGATGAAAAACTTTTTCATGTTGTTAGATGAGCAGACTGGCTCAAAACTAGTCTTAGAAAAAGAGGACATTAATAAATTGTGTAAACTTTGGAAATAATATAGGCTTTATACTAGCTAATAAAAAATAATATGGACATAGAAAAAGACTTAAAACAATTAAATAATATTATTGCTAAGGTTAAGAAACTTAAAAAAGAGGATGATGAAATAATTAATATATTAAATCAATTACCTAAAGAAAAGGTGGAACAATTATATGCAGTTAATATGAGTGTATTAACTATGCTTAAAGACAATAATAAACATATAAGCGATGAGGATTTAATGAAAATGTTCAATGTAGTATTTTTAGGAGCTTGTAAAAGAATAGGATTAATAAAATTTATATAAATAATATGAAAAAAGAACATATAGAAAATAATTATTTAATAATCTGTAAAGATTTTGATGAAGAGGGAGAGGAAAAAGAAAGCAGGATTGCTTTTACTATGGAATGTTATAACGAAGAGGATGTAAGGAAATTAGCTACTCAATTATTGAGATATATCGCTAGACATTTTTGCTATATTAGATATGATAAGTTTAGCAAAAATAATTTAAATATAACTTGGGACAAAAAAGGATATAAAGTAGATTAATATATTAAAAGAAATTGAAGCAATAAATACACTAAATAATAAGGATGTGGCTAAAATAAGTATAGGTGATTTTGTTGATGGGCTAGGTAATAGTTTAGATTGTATATTTAAGTCAACAGGATGGACTGTACAGCTTGATTTGGGCAATGATGGTAATATTATGGTATTTAGAGATGATGAGCTTATATATGCCCTTGCAGAGGCTTATAAATATAAATATAATTTGTAAATTAACACAGCATAGCAACTCGACAAGCATGGGATTTTTCCTCTAATTTGAGGGGGTGTATCTTCTTTGTTGCTGTGCTATGTTAACCTATAATCGTAAAGTTAACATTATGAGAGTTATTAAATTAAGGGCTTGGCTAAATACTGAAAAAAGGATGATATCCTCAAAAGCAGTAAAGCATCTCCTTTTTGCGTGTATAGAAGAGGATAATAGATTAGAATTTATGTTATATAGTGGTTTTAAGGATATTAAGGGAATTGAGTGTTATGATGGAGACATAATTGAAAGTAATAATATTAAGTATAAAATTGAATTTTTAGAGGGTTGTTTTTATGCCACTAACAATAAGCAAAGGTTGCCATTAAGTAATTTTAAGGGGATTTTTAAGGTAATTGGTAATATGTATGAAGGTATTAGTTGATAATACTTTTTTTTATTTTAAAATTTTTTAAAAAAGTAAAATATTAATTCTATTTCTAGTGTAATCTTAGGGAAAAATTAGGGGGTTTACAATTTGAAAAAAGTATGATACAATATATATAGAAGTTAAGAAATGATTTGATTATTAATACATAAATATATGAAATATGATTACTTAGGCAGTTGTGTTAATGGATATCACGTTGACACACAATATAATAAAGCTCCAATAAAAAAAGAAGTTGAGAGAGCTTTAAGAAGTAAAGAAAAAAGAACAACATTGAGCGATAAATCTGAATTATTTATATTTGATACTGGATTTATGGTGCAGAAAACAGTTGGTAATAATACTACTAATAATTGTTATCAAGACCATTATTCATTAACTAAATAGTATGTTAAATGGAACATAAATAAAATTTATGAATAATAATGAAATAGAAAAATTATATATTAAATTGAGCGAACATACAGAGATTTATCACCTTGTACGAAACTATACATTATTCAAATTAAAAATGGCTAAAATCAGTAAGAAAAACCTGGAAGCTCTAAATAAATCTATACAAAACAAAAAGATAGCCTATATTAAGTTAATATTAGGTAGATTAGGGATTAGTTGTATGAGATTTAAATTTGAGGATAGTTTATTGGGAAATGAGCTTAAAAAAATTAAGACTAAGCCTTTAATAGAGGTTTGGAATAATAAATCATATGTATAAACAAAAAAACTGGGAAGAAGAATGGGATAATTTATACGAGGAGTCATTAGGTTTAATTGTAGTGGAAGGACATAATATAGAAA